CGCACCGAGCATGGTCCGCATGGACCAGACCCTCGGCGGTCAACTCACCGTCAAGATCGTCGCATTCCAGTACGCGGCAGCGGTGTTCGGGCGCTATCCCGGGTCAATCTCCAAGGTCAGCGGCACCGGCCTGATCGCGCCGACCTTCTAGGCCCTCCCACCCAGGCTCACCCCTAGCCCCTCTAGGGCGAGCAGGGCTACCCCCTCAGGCGGTCGTGTCCACCACGCGGCCGCCTGAGGGGAACCCACAACTACGAAAGGGAAACATGCCGACACTTTGGGAGAAGCAGGCCCCGGCCCGCATCCACAAGCACGACCCGACGCCCGCAGCGAAGCCGGCCGCGAAGGCCCCGGCCAAGAAGCCAGCAGCGAAGAAGTAACCGGTGGGCAACTACGTCGCCCTATCCGAGCTGAAATCGGCGCTGGGGATCACCGGGTCGACCGACGACGACTTCCTGAACCTGGCTATCGACGCCGCCGAGCAGGCCATCGACGACCTGTGTGGGCGGGTGTTCACCGCCGCCGGGTCGACGTCGGCGCGGACGTACCGCGCGCAGCCTTACCTGGGCGTCACCGACGATGTCAGCACCCTGACCGGTCTGGTCGTCAAAACGGACACCTCAGGCGACGGGACGTTCGACACGACCTGGGCGTCGACCGACTACCAGGTCGAACCGTTGAACAACCTCGCCAAAGGCCGCGCCGTGTTCAACCTGCGGGCGGTCGGCGACTACCTGTTCCCGGTGTACGGCGACGGCCTCGTTTCGCTGGAAGTGACCGCTAACTGGGGGTGGCCGTCCGTCCCCGACGCGGTCAAACAGGCCGCCCTGATGTATTCCAGCCGCCTGTACGGCCGCAAGGCCAGCCCGATGGGGGTCATCGGTGTCGGAGATTTCGGCCCGGTGCGGATCTCCCGATCCGACCCGGACATCGCTCACCTGCTGATGGATTACCGGCGACCTGGGATCGCCTAATGGCCGACATAGCGGCGATCCGGTCCGGGCTGAAAACCCGCCTGGCGACCAGCTCGACGTTTATTCAGGTGGCGGCGACCGTCCCGGATACCGTTTCGGTGCCGGCGGCCATCGTGCAGCCCGGCTCCCCGGTCGTCGAATACCACCAGACGTTCGGTAACGGCCTGGAGAGGTTCCTGTTTAAGGTCCTGGTATTGGCGCAACGGTTCGACGAGGAAGCGAACCAGACGCTCCTGGACGGGTTCCTGTCCGGGTCCGGGTCGATCCTGACGCTCATCGAGGGCGACACAACCCTCGGCGGCACCTGTTCGACCTGCCAGGTTGTGTCAGCTGACACTTACGGCCTGGTCGACATAAACGACACCCCGTTCCTGGGATGCGAATACACCGTGGAGGTCTACGCGTAATGCCGAAAAAGAAGCACGAATATACAGTGGTCGGAAACCATGCGGTTGACGGGCACGAACCGGGGTCGACTTTCTCGTCCGACATGGACGACGAGCAGGCCCAGCAACTAATCGACGGGGGTCACCTGACCGCCGGCAAGCGCCCAGAGGAGGGCTAATAACATGGCTGAACTAATCGGGGGCGCTGCGGCTGTTTTGACTATCAACAGCGTGGACCTCTCAGACCACATGACGTCAGCGTCGCTGGAAATCAACTACGACGACGTCGAAACCACGGCGTTCGGCGACGCAGTCCGGACGCGGATCGCCGGCCTCGGCGACGCGACCCTAAACGTCACGTTCAACCAGGACTACGCGGCATCCGAGGTCGACGCCACGTTGAACGGCCTCGTCGGCTCGACCACAGCCTTCGTTTTTAAAGCCACGGGCGCATCGGTCAGTGCGACGAACCCGTCGTATGCCGGCACCGTCGTCGTGACCGCTTACACACCGATGTCGGCCGAAGTGGGCACCCTCAGCACCCTGAGCGTGTCCTGGCCGGTTACAGGCGCCATCACCCGCGCAACGTCCTAACCCGAACAGAGGGGCACATGAAAAATTCAATGAAGATCACGCTTCGCGTGTCTCACGACGGCGCCGAGCGGACCCTGGTTGCCGGGCCGGCCGCCATAGTCGCCTTTGAGCGACACTGGGGTCTGGGGATCGGCGCAGCGATGGCCGAAATCCGGGTCGAACACCTCGCGTGGCTGGCGCATCGGGCCGCCTGGCAGGAAGCCCAGGCCGGCAACGGGCCGGCGGTGAAACCGTTCGACGGGTGGCTAGACCAGCTGGAGGACATAGAGGCGGTCGGCGACGAGGATGACGAAAGCCCTTTGGATGGGACGCCCTGACCGTTCAGGTGGCCGCTTTGGCGGTTCGGACAGGGATCGGCCCGATGCAGCTCATCGAGTGCCCGCCGGAGGTATTGAACGCCGTCTATCGGGTGTTGGAGTACCAGGCTGACGAAGCGGAGAAAGCGAGAACCAGGCGCTAATGGCCCGACAGCCGTCTAATAACCGGACGATGGTCGGCGCCGAAATGTTCGGCCTGGACGAGTTCCTGCGCGAGCTGCGGTTCGCCCCGGCTGAAACGAAAAAGGCAATAAAGCAGGGCAACAAAGCCATCGCCGACAAAGTCGTCGTCGAAATGAAGAAGAAGGCCCGGGTTATCTGGTCGGCGCAGCAGTACGAAACCATCGTCCCGTCGCTGCGGGCCGTCCAGGGCACCGTTCCGAAAGTCAAGATCGGCGGCGCCCGAAAAGCGGCTGTGTCGAGGCGCAAGAACCGACCGTCGGCCGGCGATTTCGTCATGGGAGCCGAGTTCGGCGGGCGCCAGACCGAATCGACGTTGCAGTTCCCGCATCGGCGTCGCGGCGGTTATGTCCTGTTCCCGACTATCAGGCGCCTTCACGGGTTCATCAAAAAGGAATACACCGACAACATCGAAAAGGTACTCAGAAAGGTGGCGAGGTAATGGCATCCCCAACCCGGACCCTCACCGTCAACTTCGTCGGCCGCGACAAGAACCTGCAAAAGTCGTTCAAGCGGGTTTCCAAAGGCTCACAGCTGATGTCCGACAAGCTGATGCGCGCTACCCGCATGGCCGGCATCGGGTTCACAGCCCTGGGCGGTGTGGCTGTCGGCGCGGCGATGGCCCTCAAACCGATGATCGACAAGGCCGCCGACGTCGAGGAATCCCTGTCGAAAAACAACGTCGTTTTCGGCGAAAGCGCCAAAGCGGTCGAACAGTTCGCGCAACGGTCCCTGCAGGCGTTCGGCGTAACCCGCCGCGAGGCCCTGGAAGCGACCGGTGTCATCGGCACGCTCGGCTCGGCGATGGGCATGGCCGAAGCGGACTCCGCGGCGATGGCAACGACCCTCGTCGGCCTGGCCGGCGACATGTCGTCCTTCAACAATGCTTCGGTGGAGGAAACGCTGACGGCGATCCAGGCCGGCCTCCGAGGCGAAAACGAACCGTTGCGCCGGTTCGGTGTCCTCCTCGACGCGGTCACCCTGAAGAACAAAGCCCTGGAAAAGGGCATTATCAAGAACACGAAAGAGGCGTTGACGCCTCAGACGAAAGCCATGGCCGCTTATGCGGTCATCCTGGAGCAAACCCAAATCCAGATGGGCGATTTTGAGCGGACGTCGGATTCGGCCACGAACCAGCAGAAACTGTTTGCGGGCGCTGTCGACGATTTGCAGGTCGCTATCGGCGAAATGCTGCTCCCGAAGTTCACCGCTGCGGCGGCGTGGATGAACGAAAACCTGGTCCCGTGGGCGCAGGAACTACTCACCGAAATCGAAACCAAGGGACCGTTCCGGGCCATCGGTAACGAAATCGGCGAACAAATGCGATCCGGCACCGAAATCGCGCTCGGCGACTGGACCGAGGACACGACCTGGTGGAGCATGAATCTGCTGAACCCGATTCAGGAATGGGTGATTAAGGGCACGGCATTCGTCGCGGAGGGCCTCGGCCTGATCGACTTCGGCGTCGATGCTCCTCCGACCGCGGGGCCGGGTAGCCGTGGCGGTGGCGGCGGTGGCGGTGCTGCTGCGGCCGCACCGCCAGCGTCCGACATGATGGCCGTCATGGCCGAGCTGGAGGCAGCAGCAGCAGCTGCAACAGCTGCGGCCGCCGCGGCGGCGGCAGAGCCGATGCCCGGATTGTCGGCGGCCGAGATCGAGGTCATGGTCAGCAACGCGGCGGCCAAAGCGGCGGCCGACGCTCTGGCTTCCGCTGCCGCTGCCGCTGCCGCTGCCGCTGCCGTCGAAGAGGCGTTCAGCGACGCGTTCTTCGACGAGCCATCCAAGGAGGGGTCCGCTGCCGCTGCCGCAGCGGCCCAGTCGGCTGCCGCCGATCAAAAGTTTTTCGACGAGGTTGTAGGCCCGAGCAAAGACTGGGACAACTTCCTGAAGGCGATGGCCTCCGGCGGCCCGCCTAATACGCAGATAACGATTAACGCGACGGCGGTGTCGGGCCAG